TCATATCTTTAATACCGCCTTCTCCTTTCGGAACTTCCTCGTTCTGAGACTGACCCATATTTCTATTCTCTAATTTGTCTGCTTTTGGGTCATTTGACGGGGGAAAACCTATTATTTGTCTAATCTCGTTTGGCGATAGTACCTCGTTTCTAGTCATCTTGTCAGTGAAATCAGGTATTTCAACCGGAGAAATAAACTGTATAGGATTACTAAAATACATTATTCTTTGACCTTGGGATATTGCTGTTTTGGAAAGAAATTTGGAAGTGAACTCTTTGGCTATGATATTCAATATAGGATTTACTGATCTTATCCTATAATTAGTCATTGTATGTTCGTCTGCTGTTCCATCTAAAATTCCTGAAGTAATTCCCAATTGACTAAATAACATTGTATTCAAATATTGGATTTGAGTTAGCAAATTATTTTCGACTGGTCTATTCAATTGTGTTATCTTTTCTGTTCCATCGGTGTAAGCAATACCATATTTTGAACCACTAAGTTGAGATACCATATCGGCAGCTCTCTTTTGTGCCTCTTCTTTTCTGGCATCGCTTCTAACAACGTAAGGAAGTTGAATTATAAGATCGAGTTTTCCAGAACTAGACTGTTCATCGACTGCATCTAACAAAGACAGTTTCCTAAGCAATCTTTTTCCTGTTGAATTTTGATCGTTCATAACACTATATAAAGGATTTTCCAATATAGCGGTGCTATCTTTTGGAACTATTAATGTTTCTTTTTTTCCAGTAGAATCGTTGTAAGCTTCAACTTTTACATGATTAGGATACCATTCAAGTATTTTTCCTACTCTCATTGATAAGATATCCCAATTATCAGATTTTGCTACATCCCCAGTCGTATCAATAGGAACAGCAGCAACGTATCCGTCACTAAACATAGACATAACCAAATCTAGAATAAAAGAATTTGATATCTGGTCTTTGTTAGATTCGAAATTAAGGCATCTATTCAAACCAGAATCAACATCTTTCTGGTATCGGTTTTTGTCGTCTAATTTGACATGTTTTATGTCATATGAACAGACATCCATTGCTATTCTATTATACACAGGAGTTATTATTGTCTTGTCCCATCTAGGAGGAACATAAACCCTATCTTGCCTGTAGAAACTAGAAATTCCTATATCGCTGTAATCTTTATACGGAGATGCGTATATATTGTTTTGTTCTCCGTCGCTAGAAAAAGCATTCCAAGCACTCTTCAATCTACTAAAGAAACCCATTTTGTTTCCTCCTTTTTATAGCAAATATCCTTGATAGGAGGCCTATATATATTATGGTTTTCCTTTACACCATTTTTATCTATCATAGTTTTTCCTTGTAATTTTTTTCCCTTTTTTGTATGGATTTTCCTATCTTTTTTCCACTACGATTTCCAATAGTCTTTCCTATAGTAGAACCTAAGATAGATCCAATAACAGCTCCGCCTATTGTTTTTCTTAATATGTTCTTTGACTTTCCTTCCGAATTTAATTTTTCGAAACCCTTACTTTTTATTGCTTTTGCAGCACCGGTTATAGCACCTATTCCCAAACCAGCAAGAAATCCAAAACCAGTTCCAGCAAGTTTTCCTGCAGTCTTAGATCTGTAAACTATATCATGCCCCCTCTGCTTTATCAAATCTCTAGAGTATTGCTGTTTCCCTTTTTCAGACATTGAACCGTTTGTATCTGTTTGATATCTTTTCTGTCCACTGTAATTAAGTGACCCGTCATAATTGGTGTACTTCCTAACGCCCCACTTCATACCTAAAACACCGGAATGGGATAAGGAATTGTAAGCATTTCGTATTTCTAAATAATCCATTTTAATTGGAACCTCCGGAAGACTTGGACGGTTGCTGATAAATATTTCCGCCGATACTACTTGACCCAGCTATTAATGCACCTGCTCCACCGACAAGAAGAGCAGAAATTATTGACTTTCCAACCTTTCTTTTCGTTGAGTCAGTATTTTCTCCTTCTAGCCATTTACCAGTCCTAAGTTTTCTGAACAAGAAAGAAGCACCAGCTGAAGCCAAAAAGCTGGCTCCAACTTTTATTGCTGTGTCTCTATTAATGGAACGGCCAGGCTGAGAACGTCCAGCAAGTTGGTCGTACTGATTTTCAGCAGCCAATCTTGATGAAGAATTTCTAAGATCTTCATTGCTCATGTCCTTAGAATTCTTTGGAGTTTTATCTTCATTATATCTAGCTTTACCTGATTCGGTTAATGTCCCGTCTTCGTTTTCGTATCGTCTAACTCCCCACTTCATTCCTTTTATTCCAGAGTGAGATAAGGAATTATAAGCATAACGTATTTCTAAATAATCCATGTTATTTTTATCCTCCTATTATTTAAAAGCATCTTTATGAGACTTGAAAGCAATAAACGCGTCGAGAAGAGCGGAAACATTATCTATTTTGTCCTTGTACTGTTTCTTAGACAACTTCATATTAAAATTCGTATCAGTCAAAACTATAGCATTAGCCATGGAAAACTGCATCAAAAGTTCGTCAAAGTGTAGAAGATGACCCTCAGAAAGTTTCTTCAACTCACCCAAAGGTACTGACTCGGTCTTCGCACCTTGTATTACTTTTTCCAAACCGAACTCTCCATTTTCCCTTATAAATCTTTCGACGAATTCTTTTGCATTGTATGGGTCAAATCCAAAAGATCTGACATCGTATTTTGAATCTACAACATGCTTATCCAAATCGTCGTATACTTCATCCATGTCTAGTATGGTTCCTTCTAATATTATTAAACTACCTTCTCTTCGAAATTCTTCGTATTTGTTTCTAGCTGCCGCTGACAAACATTCAAAAGTCGAGGAACTTATATAGCTTCTTGCTTTTACGCCAAAACTTCCGTTTTCAAAAGGAAACAAAAACGTAAAAGCGCAAAAATCGTTTCCCTGAGAAAGATCGGCACCCAAAGAACATGGCAAACCCCAATAGCAACTTTTTCTTTGCTCTGGTAAAGTCTCCTCGTAAGTAAAGAAATACGTATATCCTTCTACTGGAATTCCAAATCTTTTTGCTATTATATCGTTTCTATTAGCAGGTGCTTTTTCCATTCTTTCGACGTCTTCTTCGTAGGCCTCATATTTGTCCATTGCTGCTATGTTTGGATTAGCTTTTATCCAATAGGAAGGCTTATTTATCTCGTCTAAAGAGTCCAACTTGTAAATCCATATGGAAGTTCTTGGATTTATATATTCTCCTCTAAGTATTTTATAAAGTTCTATGTTTATTGTATCTCCAACACCATTTCTTATAGTTCCTTCCGAAGATACTGCCATTATTAAGTAGTCATCCAACTTGGATGCGCCTTGCTCTATTGCTCCTATGACATCTTCATTTATATTGCAAGAGGCCCATTCGTCAACGTCAGAGACTTTAGGTCTTATTCCTTGTAATTTTTCGATGCTCATCGGTCTAGCTTCTAAGCAAGAACCGGTCAAAAAATTTTCTATTCCGTTTTTAGTCGAGGCAAGTTTAACACGATCTGCCATTGAACCAGATGTACTGTGAACAGATCCTTGCGTTAAGAACTTAAAAAATGGTCCTCTAGATCTAGCTATGGCAGTTCTTATTGGAGATAATACTTCATCTGCTTGCTTAAGCGTTGGAGCAACTGCTATTTGATAGGTAGTTGATGTATCTATATTTAAAAAATAATTTTGAATTGTAGACACATAAAAAGATTTTGCAGCACCTCGGGCAACCTTTAAATATTGCTTTGTCGTTAATCTTTTCTTTATAAATTTTTGTATATATGTTCCGCCTCGACCATCAGCGCTTGGAACAAATACGCTTCTTTGAACAAAGTAATACCAACCAAATATCTCTTCAGCCCACAGTTTGAATGTATCTAAAAGTTTTAAATCAGAACCATCGGTTAAAGTAAGTTCATTTTCGCAAAATTTTATATAACCTTCTACAGCATCCGCATCGTAATATACTCCAGGATTGTCTATAAGTTTGTCTATTCTGTTCATCTCCATTGAAATCTCTTGACAAACTGGTATAGAACCTCCAACGACCGCATCTCTAAAACGGCCGTAATAGGTCGGAACGGCCGTGTTAGATAATGCCATAAATTATTGACCTCTTTTATTAATAATAGAATTGACGACTTTTAAAATATCCGATTTGTTGTCTTTAGAAGACAACGCCGAATGGTAAAGATCTTCTATCGGAGTCGACGGACTTATAGGCTTTCTTTCGCTGGTACTCATCTCTGCTACGTTTTCTCCAGATCCATATCTCAAAGAATTTATTATGGAATGAATGTCTCTCTCCAAAGATAATCTTTGATAAAGTTTCTGAAGAGATTCTATCGGCATTGATGCAATTGTAAGATCCTTAAACTCATCAGGAACATTGTAAATCGTTCCTAGTTTTTCTGTTGTGCTTACAGCCTGCGGCTTATAACTATCGTCCCCTCCAATTGCATCTCCAATCAAGGCCGACAACATGCTCTGAACATTAAACTCTATCCTAAGCCTAGCCAAAATATCATATAACTCTTTGTCGTCGGACGACTCTATTGTTTTAGATTTGTCCGGATCGGAAACAGGAGAAGGATAAGAAGAATATTTTTGATAGCAATCCTCTGGATAGCATGCGCCATGCTCTAAACTTTGTTGGTTTTTATAGTAATAGTAAAGTCTAGACAGAACGTTGTAATCCATACTATAATGATCCCTTCTGAATATATAATCTATACTCGTTTTCTTTCAAATTATTCTTATACGACTCTAAGAGACTATTATTAGTAGGTGGGTCGAAATCGAGTTTTACTTTTATAAAAACATAAGACTTAACCATATTAAGTCTTTTGTCGTCTCCTATAAAATCGTTCCAGGTTTCCGAAGATCCAGTTATTGCAAAACCATTAACTAAATCTAGGCCAACCCCTATCTGAATGAGATTGGCCAGTGCAGAATTTATAAAAATTATTAAAGACTGGTCAAAAGATGTTTCTGTTGGTTCTATCCCCAACATAATCTTTATGCTGTCTAATATGCTGTCAGTCTGACTTTCCGACATCTGGTTTACCATCTAAAGATATGAATTCTTTGGAACAAAATCCTTGCATAGTGACGTCGTCTATGGTAGCAGACACTTTATAGAATTTTTCGTTTGGTATAGATTTATTAACTAGAATCTCCACACCTGGCATTAAAACAGTAACAATTTTGCTATCGAACGAAGCCTTCTCTCTTAAATTCAAAGGAACAATAGCATGACCTTTGACAATATCTTCTTTATCCTCTTTAGCAGCTTCAACTTTTAATTCTTCTTCGACTTTCTTAACATTTTTTGGATTCATTGATTTACTCCTTTTTCCATAATGTTGTATCGCCTTTGTATCGTACAGCGAAATCTTCGTAGTCTAGAAAACTGTCGTCTCCGTAATGGATCGCGTTGTGAGTATTGAGTGAGACACATATCAAGTACTCTGGGTCAAGTATTCCTGGATCAGAACATTTAAAAGACTCAACCGATATCGGGTTCATGTGATGAACATAAATAGGACCAGAAATATCGTGACCTTCAACTCCTAAATCTAAACCTTTGTCTCTTACGATTACAAAATTTCGTATAGACTTCCATTCAACAGAAGAATAAAATTTCCTGTTTAAATATCTGTCGAATCCAAAAGTAGCAAATCCTACTTCTCCTCCTATCTTCAAATATTCAAACCTTCCTCTGAAACTAGGAATTTTGGACAACTCAGAAAAACTCTTCATTTTTTGAATTCCTCTGGATTATCTATAATAGTAGGATTGTCTGGATTAGATTCGGACGAATCGCCAGAATATGATTTGAAGGCCTTTAAAGCCTTTTCAAACGTTTCTTGACTAGCTACATTCGACTCGATATCTTTCTTCTTCGCTTTTAACAACTCTGTTTCGTTTCTAAGTTTCTCTTTTTCAAGTTCTGTCTTAGTTGCACCTAGTTGAAGAAAA